CCAAGCGTCGGCGGCAGACACCGCCGTGATCGATCCGAAGCCCAACGCGCAGGATGAGGCCGTTCAGCGCGCGCAGGCGGCCTTGCAGCAGACGAGCGCGCTCGACATGGAGAAGTCCCGCCGGCGCGCCATCGAAAACCTGTGCAAGGCGAACAAGCTCGACGACCGCATGCGCGACACCTGGATCTCACAGGGGTACTCGATCGAGCAGGTGTCCGACGACATCCTGCGGGTCCTGGAGGAGCGCGGCAAGTCCAACCCGCAGCCCGCGAGCCGCCTCGGCCTGACCGGCGGGGAGACGCAGCGCTTCAGCCTGTCGCGCGCCGTGGTCGCCGCGGCCACCAACGACTGGAAGCTCGCGGGCTTCGAGTTGGAGTGCTCCCGCGCCGTGGCGCAGAAGCTCGGCAAGGTGGCCGACGAGCGCAAGTTCTTCGTCCCGTTCGAAGTGATGGAGCGGCCGCTCGACCAGCAGGTCCGTCAGTACCTCGAGGGCCTGGGCCGGCGCGACCTCACCGTCGCCACTGCCGGCGCGGGCGGTTTCCTGGTGGGCACCGAGAACATCGGGTTCATCGAGATGCTGCGCAACCGCTCCGTGGCGTTCCGCATGGGCGTGCGCCGGCTCTCCGGCCTGCAGGGCAGCGTCACCGTGCCGCGGCAGAGCGCGGCGGCGACGGCGGTGTGGCTGGCGAACGAAGCCTCCACCATCACCGAGAGCCAGCAGACCTTCGTGGAGATGGCGCTGTCGCCCAAGAACGTGGGCGCCTACACCGAGATCAGCCGGCAGCTCCTGCTGCAGAGCTCGCCCGGGGCGGAAGGCATCGTCACCGACGACCTGGCGCAGGTGGTGGCCACGGCGGTCGACCTGGCGGTCCTGGAAGGCAGCGGGTCCGGCGGCCAGCCCACCGGCATCTCCGCCACGTCCGGCGTCGGCTCGGTCACGGGCACCTCGCTCGCGGCCGCCGGGGTCCTGGAGTTCCAGACCGATGTCGCAAGCGCGAACGTCACGCCGATGCGGCCTGGCTACGTCAGCACGCCAGCGGTCGCCGGGCTGCTCATGGTGCGGCCGGAATTGCCCACCACCGGCACCACGCGGCTGTGGACCGGCAACATCTGGGACGGGGCGATGTTCGGCATGCCCGCCATGACCTCCAACCAGCTCACCGCCGCGTCGATGATCTTCGGCGACTGGCAGGAGACGGTGGTGGGCGAGTGGGGCGTGCTGGAGGTCGAGGTGAACCCCTACGCCAACTTCGTGGCGGGGATCATCGGCGTGCGCGCGATCTACAGCATGGACGTGGGCGTGCGCCGGCCGTTCGCGTTTTCCCGCGCGACTTCCATCACCTGAGCCGTCATGGCGCTGCTGGCGGCGGGCTCGGCGCTCGTCGCCGGCAGTCATCTGGAGAACATCATGCAGACCAAGAAAGGGCGCGTGCTGCGCGCCTTCTACTACCAGGGCAAGCCGACAAAGGTGAACGAGACCGTCGAGCTGCCCAGGGTCTTTGCGCTGGAAATGGCCTCGGCGCACAAGCTCGAGCTCATCGAGGATCCCAAGCCGGAAGAAACGAAGGCGCTTCCAAAGGCCGACACGAAAGGAGCCTTCCATGCTCGCTAACCAGGGGCAGGCCTGCGAAGCAGTCGGCCTGCTCGGCAACGGCAGCAAGGCGGCGACGGCGAACGCTACCGGCACCGGCGTGGACATCAGCAAGTACGAAGGCGACCTGATGGTCACGCAGACGGTCGGCGCGATCACCGGCACGCTCGACGGCAAGTTGCAGGCGTGCAGCGACGGCGCCGGCACCGGCGCCGAGGACATCACCGGGGCGGTCTTTGCCCAGGTGACCACGTCGAACGACGACCCGAACCTGCAGAAGATCACCGTGCCAGCAGGTTCACTGCCGGCCGGGAAGCCGTTCCTGCGCTACCTCGGGACCATCGTCACCGGCCCGTCGGTGGTGGGCGTGGTGCTGCACGCCACGCCGAAGTACACGGCCTGAACGTAACCAGGGCGCGTTTAAACGACAACGGGGCCTCGCGGCCCCGTTTCTTTTTCCAGACGTCTGCACTGCGGGCGGCTGGACAAGGAAGGGAGCACCGCCGATGCCGTTCACCGAGGACCTCGCCGCGTTCTACACGCTGAAGTCCGCGGGCGGGCTGGCGGATCCGGCCACACATGCGAGCACGACGAAGCCGGTGTTCTTCGACCGTGCATACCTCGAGCAGTTAGGGGTCGCGGGCACCAACCCGGTCGCGCGCGCGCGGTCGACGGACTTCACCGTGGCCGACGTCGGCAGCGTGATCGTGATCGGCGGCGTGAGCTACACGATCAAGGGTGTCGAGCCGATCGACGATGGTGCGGAAGTTCTCGTGCAGCTCGAGGCCGCCTGATGGCCGCCCACGTCCGCACGCAAATGCGCGTGGCTACGGTGGCGGCGCTCACCGGCCTCGCCACCACCGGGGCGAGGGTCTTCGCCTCGCGCGTCTACCCGTTGCAGGACGACGATCTGCCAGCGCTGCGGGTGGACACGAACAACGAGGATGTGGACTCCGAGTCGATCATTGCCAACCGCGTTCTCGACCGAGAGCTGCAGGTCCTGGTGCAGGCCTGCGTGAAGCAGAACGCCACGTACAACGACACGATCGACCAGATCATCCAGGAGGTCGAGGTCGCGCTGTCCACTCTTGCCGCGCAGACGATGGCTGGCGCGAAGTCTGTGCAGTTGCAACGGATCGAAGTGGTGCTGGCCGGAGAGGCTGAAAAGCCGGTCGCGGTGGCCACCATGCTGTTCGCAGTTCCCTACCACACGGCCCTGAACGCGCCGGACGTCGCACTTTAACCTCGAAGAAAGGAAACTCCCATGCCAACCGTTTCGGTCTGGTCCAACGTGGCGATCGCGGTGCAGTCCGCGTTGGCATCCCCGCTCACAATTTCCGCCATCACGAAGGCGGCTACCGGCGTGGTCACCTACACGGGCACGGACCCGGCAAACGGCGACTACGTCAAGATCACCGCGCTCGGCATGTCGCAGGTGAACGGGCGCATTTTCCGCGTGGCGAACGTGAGCGTAGGGTCTGACACGTTCGAGCTGGAAGGCGAAAACACCACCAGCTACGGCACGTTCATCTCGGGCTCGTTCGAGGTCGTGACGTTCGGCACCGCGCTCGCGACGGCCACGTCGGTCACCGCTGCCGGCGGGGACTTCAGCATGATCGACACGACGACCATCCACGACGATGTGCGCAGCGAGATCCCGGGTGTCGCGAACACGATGACGTTCAACTTCGAGAACATCTGGGACGTGGGCGACGCAGGGCTGGTGGCCCTGTTGGCAGCCTCAGACCTCAAAGCGCAGCGCGCTGTGCGCATCACGTTCGCCAACGCGCGCAAGGTGCTGTTCTGCGGCTACATCGGCGCCAAGCTGATGCCCGGGGGCAATGCGCAGGACAAGGTGACCACGCCGGTGGTGATCACGATGTACGGCCGGCCGACGTACTACTCGACCTGATGGACTTTGCCGCCTTCAAGGTTGCCCTGGAGGCCTCACGCTCGTTCGAGGCCAGCGTGAACGGGGCGAAGTTTCAGATGCGCATGCCTACAGAGCACGCCTGGCGCATGGCACACGAGACTCACCGCGGCGTGAATGGGGATCTGCTCCTCTCGGCGGCGATGCGCGAGATTCTGAACGCCGCGGTGGTCGGCTGGGAAGGGGTGACTGGCAAGGACTTCCTCGCAGACGGGACTCAGGAGCCGCTGCCGTTCACGCCGGCGGCGAGGAGCATCCTGCTGGACAACCGGCAGGACATCGCCGATCTCCTGAGCATCGAGATCACCAGGCGCGTGCTGGCCAGGCAGAAGGAACGGGACGAAGCCGCAAAAAACTGATCGCGCGCGTCGAGTGGGAGCTGAACGGCGAGGCGGGCGGCGCGCAGTTCGGATTGTCGCGCGATCAGTGGCTCGCCGGGCGCCCGGCGCTCTCCGCCTTCAACCGTCAGGTCATCGAGGTGTGGCGCTGGTGCGTCGGCTGGAAGCCAGAGCGCATTCTCGCCGCCTCTGAGTATCACGGCATCTCCGACGTCGAGCTCCTGGGCGGCCAGCTGCTCGCGCTACGCAGCGCGGTTGAAGCGCATCAGGAGTTCCAACGCAAGGCGCACAGACGATAACCGCGGGAGGGGTTCATGGCGACTCGGCGCGAGCAGACTCGCTACGAATTCACGGCGACCGACCAGGCCTCGCAGGTATTCCGGCAGGTGGAACGCTCGGCCAACAATCTGCGGGGCGCCTACTCCAGCCTGAGCGGCGCCATCGGCGGCCTCATATCGGCCGGCGCCCTCGTGGGTGCGGTGCGAGCTGCCCAGCAAGCAGAGCAATCCCAGAACAGGCTCGCGGCTGTCATCAAGGCGACGGGCGGTGCGGCAGGCATTGCCAGCGAAGAGTACGAGCGCCTCGCCGACGCGATGATGGAAACCACCCAGTTTGACGACGAGTCCATCCGCCAGGCGCAATCCACACTCGTCAAGTTCGGGAACATCCACGGCACGGTGTTTCGCAATGCGCTGAGGCTCTCCGCGGACCTCGCGGCCTTCATGGGCAGCGACATCCCGGACGCAGCGCAGATGCTCGGGCGCTCGCTGCAGTCGCCCACCGAAGGCCTCACCATGATGGAGAGGCAGTTCGGCAAGCTGACCAAGGCCGAGGAAGAGAACATCAAGGCGCTGGTCGAGCAGGGGCGCGCGATCGAGGCGCAGAACGCCGTGCTCGCCCTCTGGGAGAAGAAGGTCGGCGGGGCCGCCGCGGCGATGAACACCGGGCTCACGCGGTCGCTTGGCGATGTGCGCAAGCAGTGGAACGAGCTGCTCGAAACGATGGGCAAGAGTGGGCGCGTCCTCGATTCAACTCTCAGCGGCGCCGCCACGCTCCTGAAGGATGTGCGTCTTGAGATGGAGGATGTACGCACGCCGATGACCGACCTGGCGGAAACCACGCTTGAGTGGATTGGTTATCTGCGCTTGGCGCCTGGATTCATAGGCATGATCGGCCAGGCGGCCGTCAAAGCGCGAGAGGATTCAGATCGCGCGCGCCGTACCAAGAGCGGCAAGATCCGCCAGATGGATATCGAGGACATCCAGGGCTTCGAATCCGGGATGTCGGCCTATAGGCCGATCGAGCTGGGCGGCGGTGGCGGC